CTAGCAACCTACAAGTATTTAGACATGGACGACGCAATTGCTCAAGTTTTTCAAAAGTTAAAAAAAATATGAAAAAAGTTATAATCACTGGTATCCTTGGACAAGACGGAGCAAACATGGCTGAACACATATTGCTCAAAACCGACCTTAACTGCAAGGTGTATGGGATGATGCGTAGAAGTGCCAACCCAATCTTTATAAACACTAAAAAATTCAAGAATCATCCTTATTTTGAATTTGTATATGGTGACCTAAGTGATGAAATAAGCATCGATAATATTATAAAAAAAGTACAACCTGATTATTTTATTAATTTTGGTGCTAATTCTTTTGTTGGGTGTAGTTGGGATATGCCCCTACAAGTAATGGATGTTAATGCGCTAGGGGTTTTAAGGTGCTTAGAATCAATAAGAAAATTTAAAAAAGATTGTCGCTTCTACAGTGCTGGCAGCAGCGAAGAGTGGGGAGATGTTGATTACAGCCCTCAAGATATTGATCACAAAATTAAACCCAGAAGCCCTTACGGAGCCTCCAAAGCCGCAGCTAGACACTTAGTAAAAGTTTACAGAGAGTCTTACGGTATTCATGCTGTCCACGGTATACTATTCAACCATGAAGGCACAAAAAGAGGAGAGGAATTTGTTACTAGAAAAATAACAAAGAACGTTGCTAGGCTTAAAAAAGCATTAGACTTTTACATCGAGTCTGAAAATCAATCCGCGATAACACCAATGGAACTAGGCAACCTAGACGCAAAAAGAGATTGGAGCGACAGCGAGGATTTTGTCGAAGGTGTATGGCTAATGATGAACCAAGACTCTCCAAAAGATTACATCTTATCAAGTGGTGAAACACACTCAATTAGAGAGTTTGTCGAAAAAGCCTTTGCTTTCGCAGGTATAAGCGGTGAATGGAAAGGGGAAGGTCTAGAAGAAGAGTTTGGGGTAAATCTTAAAGGTGATTGGATAACTTTATTAAAAATAAATAAAGATTTTTTCAGGCCAGCAGAGGTTGACCTACTTCTAGGGGACTCAACACCAATCAAAAAAGATTTAGGGTGGAAACCTAAAAATTCCTTTTGTAATTTAGTCAAAAAGATGGTACAACATGATTTGAATGAGTGACGGTAATGAATTTAGTATAGGCAGAAAAATAGTCTCAGCTAAAACGGGTAAACCACCGTTCATACGGAATAAATACCAAATACTAATTTGGCAGCTTATCAAAAACCCAAACGACTTTTGTCACGCCGAATGGGGTAGAGAAACTAAGGCTGCAAAATTATTATACCTTCAATATCCCGATACCAATTTTTGGAAACAGCTAGACCTAGGTTTTTACTTAAATTCTTTGAATTTTTTTAGTAAGTCGGATGGTTTAAGGAAGTTAAGAGAAGCTGTTCAAGATTACGAGCTTTCCAAAAAAGTAAAATTCTCTCCTGAAGAAAAGCAGGAAAGAGTTGAAGACCTCGAAACCTTCGACAAGAAAATCGAGAATAAAAAACAAAATTTAAAATACGGGGATTTCTTTAAGCATGGCAAAAAAACAAAATAAAGTAAAAATCTGCCTCTGGACACACGTTCAAAACGAAGCCTCTATCATTAAAAAGATGTTAGAATCCGCAGTGGATTACATTGACTACTGGGTGCTAGTAGACAACGGCTCAACTGACGGGACTCAAGATATAATCAAAAAATTCTTCGAAGAACACAAAGTAAAAGGCAAGCTCTACCAAAGTGAAATTGGATGGAAAGGGCATGGTATCAATAGGCAACACTCTTGGGACTTTCTTAAAAACACAAAGCATAACTGCGATTATATTCTGAGGATAGATGCAGACGAAGCGATATCGGTTGATGATGATTTCGATTGGACAATCATCCCCTCTCAAGAAGCTTGGACAATAACCTATCAATCTGGAGACCACTGTGTACCTAGAATGTGGATGTGGAAGTGGGGTCTCCCTTGGTACTGGGCTGACGACGTAGCCCACGAAACAATTCACCTTGAAGGAGGTAGAGTACCATATGAACCTAAATACATGCCTCTAACATTTAAACACATCTCTTTAGGAGGGGGTAATAGCTACGAAAATCCCATAAAGTACATACAGGATATCTTAAAGCTTGAAAACCAACTCCATGAACGATTCAAAGATGGAACGACGATACAGCAAGAAAAATACCATTTATTTTATTTAGGCAAATCCTATAACTACACTGGCTACCACTTAAATAGTCAAACAGATCAAAAATACTTCCCATACGGAAAAAAACAGTTGAAAAACTTCCTAGAAAAAGGTATATTTTACCATGATTGCTTCTTAGATTCTTTTGCGGATGACGGTGAACACTGGTACGTCCACTACCTAAAAGGTCAATTACTTGAAAGACTGAATAAAGAATATGAGGCTATTGAAGAGTATAAAAAATCTTACTCTTTAAAACCTTCTAGGTCAGAATCATTGTACAATATATTTAAATATTACTATGATAAAGAAGATTGGGAAAACACTTTTATTTATGGACTTTTAATTAAAAAAAATAAATGCCCAATCGAAACTGACAACTGGCAAATTGAACTGAATTGTTATTACGATAACAATTGGATAATAAGAGATTATCTTGCTGTAGCTCTAGAAAGAATAGGAAGCAAACTTAATGAAGTTAATTTATTAAAGCAATCTAATTATATATTTAAATCCCTGTATGAAGATAGCGGTTTAAATTTAAATGAATCCGAGTTAGACAGGCTTAAAAAAAACATAGAATACGTAGAAGGTAAAATTAATGAAGAAAAAGAAAACTGAAAAGTCAGGAGACTTTAGCGCGGTAGATCAAATTGAAGCTTATCTGAAAGCTAATCAATCAGATCACTATAACTTTGAAAAGAAAAGGGAGTACACCGTTTCTAGCGGTAGCTTGAAGCTGGACATCGAAATGGGCGGTGGAATTAAACCTGGTGTCATTCGAGCTTCAGGGGTGACCGAGGGAGGCAAGACCTCTTGTGCTCTATCATTTGCTAAGAACTTTCAAAAAATAGACAACTCTATGGTAGTTTATGTTAAGTCTGAAGGCAGACTATCCGAGGACATGCTAGAACGATCAGGGGTTGATACTTCAGAAGATAGATTCTTTACTTATAAGTGTAACATATTTGAGTCTGTAATAGACCTGATAAGGCAGCTTGTGCATAACAACCCAAGTGACACTAGGTATATGTTTATTATTGATTCTATGGACGCTTTAGTCCCTAGGGGCGATTTAGAGAAAGGCTCAGATGAAGCCGTTAAAGTTGCAGGTGGTTCACTACTCACTTCAGATTTCTTAAAAAGGATGGCACTATCTTTTGCTAGTAAGGGGCATGTATGTTACATGATTTCGCAAGTAAGAAGCACCATTAAAATAAACCCTTACGAAAAAGGTGACCCCCAAATCACCAATGCTTCAGGGGGTAACGCTGCCCTTCATTACAGTGATTGGATTCTAGAGTTCCAGCCAAGATTCAACAAAGACCTAATTTCTACCCAACCCAACGGTAAAGGCGAGATTTTAGGTCATTGGTGTAAAATAATCTTCAGGAAAAGTGCCAACGAAAAAACTGGAGTAGAAGTAAAATACCCAATAAGATACGGAAGAACTAACGGCAAAAGTATATGGGCTGAATATGAAGTAGTAGAAATGCTGCAAATGTTTGATCTAGCGCAAGCCAAAGGTGCTTGGGTCACTATAAATGATGAGATTATAGATGAGGTCAAAGAAAAGCTCAAGTTGGATTTTAAAAAGCAACACCAAGGAGTTGACAATTTAAGAAAGTATTTTGAAGAAAACAAAGAAATAGGTAAATACTTGTTCAATAAGTTTATAGAAGTGTTAAAGAAGTCTTGATTTAATTCCAAAAAAATGTGTAAATATAAATAGAATTTTAAGGGGGCGTACTGGTTTCGATTTAGAGCCTTACGCAAGATCGCAAGTAGAGGATGATAGTGGGCCTCTTAAAAACATCTATCAAGGTAATTCAACTGCCAATAATGTTGATATGGCTCCTTCGCTTGACGAAGCTGACGCGATTCTCGCTAAGTTTGGTTGGACCGAAGAGGCTGCTGTAGCTGCGTAAGCTACCCGTCCTACTCTGTATGCTCGCTAAGGAGCTAGGGCGTCGATAGCGAGCAAAAAAAACTAGGAAGAGTGAGGAGTCTAGTCTAAATAAAGTGCCTCCAACCTCGTGTGTAGTTGTCAGTGACGAAGCACGAAAAACAACACTGACTAAACTTGTAGTATATCTGAGCAGATGGTTTTGAAGACAGGGGTTCGACTCCCCTCGCCTCCACCAATTTATGAGATTATATAACATTTACGGAAATCTTCAAAATAAAAATGTTTCTAGATTCCTTATAAAATGGGAAGCTAAGTCCAGATCAAAACTACAGTTTAGAGCAAAACAATTCTTCGAAACCGTCTGGGATGGCCAGATAGTTTACGAAGAGTTCCCTGTATTTGGGTCAAGAATGAAGGTGGATTTTATGAATTTTACCAAAAGGATAGCTATTGAAGTAAATGGAGCGCAACATACAAATTTTAATAAATTTTTTCATAATAATTCCAGAATGAATTATTTAGAATCTATTAAGAGAGACCACGAAAAATCCTTGTGGTTAGAAAAAAATAGTTTTACACTCATT